ATGCAGTCATGTCGTCAGGCTCGCCATCATCCAGGACGAAGCGCGGGCAGCGTTGCATTCCTTCGACGCCACCACGATTTAACGCAAGCAGCGGATACACCAGGTCGCGGGTCAGCGTGGCACCAAGTTGGCGGGCATCGCTGCACATGATGTCGTGCCTGACTTCGTTATGCACTTTGCCCAAAGCCAGGCCACCGCTGCCCCGGTTACCGTCGTCGGCTGATAACGTTTGCCCCAGGATGCCCTTGGAAAGCGCCTTTTCAGCCCATTCAATCATGGTCATGTGACCAGTCGCATTGCCGCCAGTCGTGACTGACTGAATTTCCATTTGCATCTCGGCGGGCATGATTGCGCGGGCGTCATGCCCCAACGCAGCCACCGCACGCATCAGGCTCGCTTTTTCGTCCGCTGATGCACCAGCAAAGTATTTACCGACGATGATCGGCAAGCCGTAGGTTTCCAGGAATTCGGCAAAGTCGCCGACCGCATAGGCTTTGTACAGGAAAGGCCAAACTAACGTGCGATACAAGCCCATGCGCCCAAGGTATCCCGTTTTCGCCTTGCCCTGAGTATGCATGATCCAGCCGAACGGCAACAGCGAAATGCCGTCAATACTGGCATCGCGTAGCGTCAACTCAGTACGCAACATATTCATGCGGAACCATTCTTGTGGGCGCGGATGAAACGCGGGCAACAGCATGTTGTCTTCCTTACGCCATTCCAGTTCGACCGGCGCAAAGCCGTGGCCCACACCGTCCATCAGTGCAAGCAACAAATCTTCAATTGGGTCAACAGCGTCTTGCAACACCTCGCGCACCCAATCTGCATTGGCTTTTTCGGCTGCACTTGGATTGCGTGGCGGGATGATGTCCCAGGCCAGGCCGACGATGGCATTTTTTCGTTTGTCCATCTCTGCGCGCAAATGGGCGTCGCGTTCTTCCATATCGGCAAATAGTCGGTGTTGCTCCAACAGGTTGCCATGATCTGCGGCCTGCAACGTGGTCGCCAGCCTGGCCGGTGTCAGGCCGCCCAGCATCGGGAATAGGTATTGATTTTGTAGTGCCGCGATTTTGGCCGTCTGCGGCTCTTGTAATACGGCCTGGTCTATCGGCTGGCCGAATTGGTCAAGGATTTTACTCGGTGTCACATCATGCTCCTGGAACTGGATTGGTAATCGTCGGCGTTGCTGCTTTTGTTGCCACGCCTGGCGAGAGATTCAAAGCCGGTACAAACGCCGGTCGGCTCCATGCGCAAGGCCGCATGCGTCGACAATGCCAAGGCAATAGCAGAGTCGCCGTGCCGGTCGCGGCCATCGCTGCCGCGTGTGCGCGAACTGTCCGGCACCTTGGCGACGCCTTTGTCTAGCTTGACTTCGCGCAGATCGGCCAGGATGTCCGCATCCTTTGGAATCGATAGGGTCTTATCTTCAAATGCCGCTTTGAACTGCGGCATGTTTTCTCGATACCATTCTGTCGATAGCATGACTTGGGCAATGCGAGACTGGCCGTATCGCTGCATGGCGACTTCGGCCAGGTATTGACCATTACCCCGCGCATCCATTGCGCCAGCGCGAAAGCGTGGTAAGCGATCAACCAAATAAAAGAGAATTTGCTTTTGCTGCTCAAAAGGCACATTGCGCAGTTCCAGGACGAACGGCGTTGCAAGCCGCAGCGCCTTGGTTTGGATCAGCGGCCACACGACCGTTAAGTCGCCCGACCGTGCAAAGTCTTCACCGAAGAAGTGATCAAGATTCAACGGCAACAGCTTTAACAGTGGCAATAGCCGTTCCTCGCACCAATCGTCTGTTTCAGCTTCGCGCAAGTGCTTTTCCATCAGCGTGAAACTATCGTTAAGAACAAGGCGCACGACCGGGATGTCTGCGGCCTGGCAAGATTCGATCAAAACACGAGGAAGATAGGTTCCGCTCCCCGATCCGGGGATAACGTCCAATTCTTCGTTGGCGTGGTCGCCGTAGAATGCGTACATCGACGCGACCCACTCGGCCTGTGCTTCAGGCGTCCAGGTGCGCCCTGTCGCAAGACAAATGCGACGATACAAACCTTGTTCGACTGCCACCATGAACTCGATACGATGCAGGCTATAAGGCAGTTTCTTGGCGCGGCATTCCAGCACCAATTCATTGAATGCGTTCGTGTCGCCGTCATGGGTGGAAATGATGCGAACCTTGCCGCCCCACATCAGCAATGCCATCGCGGCCTTGATCAGTCCTGGAAGGTCGTCATGGAACGCGGCTTCATCAATGACGACGACGCCTTGCTTACCGCGCAGGTTGGACGGCCTGGACGACAAGGCAGTAACGCGGAAGCCGGATGCAAAGCGAATGGCGAAAGTAAGGATGTCCTTATCTTCATCCTTGAAAACCGTTTCTTCCATCTCGCCAGCGGCAAGCTGGTAATGCTTGGCCCAGAAAGCGACGTCGCGAATAAACTCTTTCGCCATGTCCTGATTGTAACCAATGTACCAGGTATCATCGCCGCCAGCATCGGCAGCGGCTGCGCCGGTCAATGCCGCGTCAGCCGCTTCCGCCCAGGACAAGCCAACACGGCGCGATTTCTCGCAGACCTTGACTTGCGCACGGTCGGCAATCCATGCCTGCTGATACGGCAATAGGACAGTTGGAACCATAACCGTCATCCCGCGATGCCTAGAATCTGGCTGCGGATAGCGTTCACTGCATCAGTGCCAAGGCCCGCCTTTTTGGTGATCTGCGTAACGGCTTCGGCTGCGGACAGGACGCGGCTTTTCACTTCGGCTGCATATCGCTTGCCGCTGATCGATGCGCGGGACAAGTCGGCAATAGCGCGAGTGATGCCGGACAGGTTAAGTTTGGCCGGGTCTACTTCCAGGTCAAGCACAACGTTAAACAGCTTTTCCTGCGTCATGCGGATTAACGCCTGGCTGACCGCATCTTCGTCGTCCGGGCTGCCATCAATCAACGCCTTGGCCTGCTCGCTGACCAGCTTTAACGCCTTGACGCGATCTTCAAATTGCGAGCCATACCGATGCAAGCTGCTCTTGCCGACTTTAAAATCGGCGTGCGCAAGTTCCAGTCGGCGGTTGACTTCCGCTTCCAGCAATTCATAACCGGCAAAGCCGCCTTTGATCAATTCAGCATCCAGCCACTGCTTGATCGATTCCGGTAATTGCTCTACTTTGGAGCGTGGCGGCATAAGTTAGCCCCAAGACTTCGCGGGCCGCGCAATGCCTGGCTCGCAATCAATCGTGTATTCGGCAAGGTCGATGCCGACGCGGGTCAACTGCGCAAACCAACGCCCTCCTGGTTCGTGTTCCAGTTGGATCAATTCTCGCGACTTCAGGTATGTGGCTTCTCGGCGAACTTCCATCGCCGTAGTATCGGGGTACAAGGCGCTAAGGGTCGATAGCAAAAGTTCTTCATAGCAGCCGGTAGGTTGCGCGTTGTAAAGCGTCAGAATCAAATACCAGCGCAGCGATTCGCGCCTCACTTTCGCGTGGTCAATCATGTCTACCGCCTCTCATTTGCAAGTTACTCAATTGTTCCCCCAGGCGGTCTAGCTTTCCTTCCAAGACGACTTGGTTGCGGATATAGTCTTCGCGCCGCACATACAGATTCGGCATTTCGGCTTGGAATTTCAGGAAGTCACGTTCCAGCGCCTGCATTTGCAGAAGCGCCTTGCCTTCTTCCTGCATGTGCCGGTTCAATGCCTCGTGCAAGTTTTTGTTTGACGCGTTCGATGCCTCCTTCTGTGCATCAAACCTGTCGTCAAGGCTCTTATTCATTTGCGATAGAAACATCCGCGCCGCGATGCCTACAGCCGCAAAGAAAGCCAGTAGCAGCGTAATTAGCTGCCACAATTCCAATTGCACCGTCATGCCTTATTCCTCTCTGTTGCGCGCTCTAATTCGCCCTGGCAAGCGATGCAAGTGCGCACGCCAGGCAGTGCTGTGCGGCGCGCAAGCGGGATTGCGTCGTCGCAGATCGCGCAGGCCGACGCCGAATCATCGACGGTTTTGCCGGTCAACCCTGCGCGCTGCGCCTGGCACTGGATGGCCTGTTGCCGGTGTTGTTCTTCGGTTTCGGTGGCGCGGTCGTAAATATCGGTCAATCCCGTTCCCCTTACGCTGCCGCGACGCTTTGCGATGCGATGATGTCGGCCAGGACTTTTTTCGTCGCCTCATAGCCGTCATTCAACAAACGCCGACGCACGACCGGCGACAGGTTGCGGTCAAGACCGCCTGCGTAGCCTGTTTCCACAAAGGCGAAATGCGCGCCTTGCAGTTCGTCCATGTCTACATGCGTGTTTTCATTTGCAGACAGCATCATGTTCAAGTCACGGGCCAGCAGATCGCCCAGCGATGCGCCGCCGTTCGATATCGGTGTCGTCTTCGATACCAATTGAATGCCCAGGCGCGGTACAGCGTCGTTCTTCAGCTTGTCAACGGGGATGTTGTTGACCATGCCGCCATCCTGCAATGTCGCTCCCTGGAATGGGACAGCGGCATAGACCAAAGGAATGCTTGCGGAGCAACGGGCGGCAAATGCAATCGGCGTTGTGCCTGTCATCTTGCGGCTGAATTCAAAGCCGGTTTCAATCGACGCATCCGACGACATGATTGTCAGCGGCACGTTCAAATCGTTAAACGTGACGCCCTTGGTCTTCTCAAGCATCCAATTGAATAATGCATTGCCGGAGCAATAGCCCTGCCCTCGTAACGCAGTAAGCAGGCTAAACGTCAGCATGTCCGACCAGTCGAGGGTCAACGTCAACCTTTTCATTTCGTCCAAGTCCATGCCGCAGGCGGCCAGGGCCGCAATGATGGAACCCCCAGACGTACCAGCATATTCGACAGGTGTTAAACCTAAGTCACGGATGGCGAGCAATCCGCCAACCAGGGCCGGGAATTTGAATCCCGACCCGCTCAGTGCCACGCGGATCGGGCGCATTACGACACCTTTGCTTCGGTTGGCGCTGCCGGGGCTGCTTGTGCAACTGGTGCAGTCTGTGTCGTGCCAGGCGCTGCTGCGGTCGCTTCTACTGCCGGTGCTGCTGCATTTGGCGAACTGTCTGCTGTTGGTTCTTGCGCGGGGACAAATGCCGGATTCTTTTCGGCTTTGTATCCGGCGACCAAGGCATTGATTGCGCCGGTCAACGCCGGTTTAATGGCTGCAAAATCGACCGCCGCTTCTTCGGCAACAATGATCGCGCCTTCAATCGTTCCCAAGACAACATTCAATTTAGTGCTGCCCGCTGCATCGGGAATAGCAGCTTGCACCTTGCGCACGCCCACATCGGCGGCTTCCAAAATATTAAACGCCATTACTGCGTTGGCTAGAATTTGCAACATATAAGACTCCCTAGTCGTTGTAACTGCATTGAACAAAACTGATTGACTCGATATCGTCGAGTCTTTCGCGGACGGTAGGCTGTCCGCTTTCTTCAACGGGAACCCCATAGAGCGGTTTCCACGTATGAATGACAAGCACGGGCTTGCAAGCGATGCTGGTGCAACCTGTGCATAGCGCGACGATGAAGACGCTAAGGCGTCGCATCCGCATCGTCGCCGTCCTTTTTTGACGACTGCATATCCCGCAAAACAATCGCCGCCGTCGTCATCACTGCGGTACTGGTGATGTGCAAGAACTCGCTACGCTGCGCGGGATCGAAATACGCCATTACCGCCCACACGCCATAACCAAGTAGGCCGATGAATGCGAAAAACTTGTCCCTGGTTTTCACGCTGGAACCATGTCGTATTGCGTCAAGTCGTGAACCTTGATGACGTTGGCAATCTTCGCCAGGTAGTCAGGGTCGGTGCAGTAACCAGCCTTGACGATGGCGGCAGCAAATGCCAGCGGATCACCGCGTACTTTCAAGGCTTCTGCATAGCGCGGGTTGTCAAAGAAAAACCGTGCGTGATCGTCCAGGCATGCCTGCCAGGTCGGATACTTGCGCCATTGCGCATGCACCTTCACCCAGGCGTGATTGATGAATTCGTCGGTATCGAGTGCGACTGTAGGGCCGTGCCAGGATGGATCGGCCTTCACGCCGAATAGGTTGGATGCGGACAGCCCCAGGATGGAATCATCCCATCCCGATTCCAGTGCGCCCTGGGCGATGACAAATGAGGCGGCTATGCCGGTGATGCGGGCCGACGCGACGGCGGCTGGAGCGATTGCATTGATAAACTGCGTTGGTGTCATTCTGATGGCCTGCGTTGTGATTGTTCGGCCCGCTTGAAACGGGAAGGTGTGAACACACACACCTCCGTAACGCTGCGAAAGGTCGAGGCGGTCAGGCGCTTACAGTTGTAGAACCCGCTTGCAGCCATTTGCTTGGCGTGCTTCGTCGCTGGCTCACGTAGCAAGCACTTGCAGGAGTGACAGGTTTCGGGAAGTGGTGGCGTGTGCATGCCCCAACTTTACGGGGCGCACGTCTTGCGGATAATTGGAATGGTTTCAGTCGGTTAGCGACTGAGGATGTTGATCAGAACAAGCTACGCTGCGCGTCTTGCAAAAGCGTTTCGCTGCTTTCGCTCATGTCTGTGGTCTTGAGAATTTGCCACACGCGGCGGTCGCTCATTTTGTTTTCTGAGGCGAGTTCCCACACCGATTTGTTACCGCTTGCGTAGGCATTGACGATTGCGCGATTGCGTTCGGCCAGGTGGAAGTTACTCAACAACGGAACATAGATGTTTTCACCGCCGAAGTGCTTGGATATCAGTTTCGCGTTGTCGTTGCC